ATGAATGCTACAATTACAGTGGTGTGCTACAAGTCTAAAATTCTATCAAATGGCGAGCACCCATTAATGTTACGCATCTGTAAAGATGGGAAGAAGAAGTACCAAAGTTTAGGAGTTTCCATTAAGGCTAATCAGTGGAATTTCGTAAGAGAGAGACCTAAACCAACCTGTCCCAACAAGGAATACATCTTAAAACTTATCCTTGACAAACAAGCAGAACTGCAACAACGAATGTTGGAATTGAACACTGAACAGAAAGAGTACACCACTACCACTCTGCTCCAAGATGATCACAAAAAGTATGAACTTAAAACCGTTAAACAGTTCTATCAAGAATTGATTGAGCAGTATATGGCTAATGAGAAATATGGGAACAGGCTTATTTATAAAAGCTCCTACAACTCTATCAATGTCTTTACCAATGGGAATTTAGAGATTCCATTTAGTGCAATAGATGTTGCATGGCTCAACAAGTACGAGAAGTGGTTGCGTTCCAAGGGAAACAAGGAAACCACCATGAGTTTGTTGTTCCGCACCCTGCGTAGCGCGTACAATAAAGCCATTGAAAGTAAATGTGCACGTAAGTCTGACTATCCTTTCAATGATTACAGGATAAGCAAGTTTGATGTAAGTACAGAGAAGCGTGCTATTGCTAAAGCTGACGTACTGAAATTCTCAACGGATGTCCGTCCCATTGGTAAACGGCAATATGTTCAACTCAGTAAGGACATATTCATATTCAGTTATCTGTGTGGCGGCATCAATTTCACTGACATAGCCAATCTAACTAAAGAGAATATCATAGAGGGGAAACGGCTGCACTACATCCGCCAAAAGACAGGCAAGCTCATCAAGTTGGGACTGTCAGAAGAAGCCTTGCAAATCATTGGACGATATGCAGCAGAGAGTAAAGGCTACCTATTCCCCATTCTCAATGCCCAACTGCATAAGACACCACTGCAAAAGCAGAACAGAATACATAAGATGCTAGGAAAGGTCAACAAGAATTTAAAGCAGCTTGCCGCACAACTTGGAGTTGAATCCAATGTCACGACCTATACAGCCCGGCATTCTTTTGCAAGTGTTCTTAAAAAATCCGGCGTAAACATTGCATTGATTAGTGAAGCATTGGGACATTCAGATTTGGCAACTACTCAAATATATTTGGATAGCTTCGATAACGAGCAAGTAGATGAAGCAATGAAGAATTTACTCTAAACCACAAATTCCTCACTTGTAGCAATACAGGTGGGGATTATTCATTTGCTGACGTTAAGGGATATACTCATAATTTAACTAATCCGCACAGTTTTCAGATGATACATAAAATTACCACCGAAAGGTTTGGACACTTCTGATAATATGCCTTATCTTTGCATTGTCGAAAGGTTCTTGATACCAGCCGACTGGTCTTCTGATAAAGACTATAGGTCTTTGAAATCATGTACAATCTTATTCCACCTACGGAAGGCGTAGGTTACTATAAGAAGACGAACAGCATATCTTTTAAATCAAAGTGAGCAATAACGGTCATCCTCTCAAAGGATGGCTATTTATTTCATTTTAATATTATTAGATAATGCAAATAATAAATTATGGGACGGAAACAGCCCCTAAGTGGCTCGCAGTAGCCACAGTTTCAATCAAGGGTGAAGAACAAGATATTATTCCTGCATTCACCGATTATTCTATTAAACAGAAAGACTTTAGCAAAGATAAAGTCTTTACAGCAATGGATAAATCTAAAATTTTACCTACCATTTTCTGTTTAACAGATGCGGAAGTGTTCATTAAGGAAAATGTTAAACTATTCGACTATCATGGTCGAGAGATTGATGAACTCCCTGAAGGAGCACCACGAATATTAGTCTATCTTGACAAGCCGGATAACATCAATCTATGGAGTTTAGATATTCCAATCAAAGCAGAAATAGTGGAGTGTGACAGCGTAGCTGATGCCTATCAACGAGTGGCAACGACAGCATATCTATCCCAATGCCCGTCAAAGGATGATTGGATAGGATTTGCCGGAATCGTTTCCAAAGATAAACTTCTGTTACAGATTAAAAAGTTCAGCAATAGCTTTGGAATGAACGGCACAGCCGCTCAAGGTTATTTTGGTTTGGATACCACAACCTCCTTGATGCAAAGCAAGGCAATTTTAGCAAGTGCTCTGCTGCCAAAAGGAGAGCACCGGACATACAGCCAAGCTGAAATTTTAATGAAAGCCGCCGTCCAAGCATTTGGAGCAAAGGCAGCCAAACAGACCAGATACATCAAAGCCATTAATTATTGCATCTCACAATACGGTTTTGATGGAATCTGTGAAGCTCTTAACAGTATTGAAGCTGACGAGAAACTTAAATTGGATGCTTCTAAATGTGAGGATAAAGTTCAATGCCTTCAAGGAATTATCATTGAGCAGGTTCATATACTGCACAAAAATTCCAACAATAATTAATTAAGTCAAATAAGGTTGTACATAAAATAAATGAAGGGTGAATCGAACTAATCGAAACACCCTTTTTTTATTTATACCCCTATAATTTTATATCCATTTTTCCTGCTACCATCATCAAGCAGTATTTTACATGGATGAATCTTAAAGCCATATAATTTCTCTAAATCTGTGGCTTTACCCTTCTTCTTTACCCCGACCTTTTGATAGACTTCATTCATCAACTCCTTTATCCTGTCAGTTGTAAGCTCCATACCCATTTGGAAGACAGTACCCATTTTATAACGAATCTTAGCATCCGAATGTCTGATACTAATTTCATTCTTCAATTCTTTTTCCTTATAGCCAAGAGCTTTTATCCTATTACCACCCAGTTCATCATAATAATACTTCAACTCGGGATATTTTTGCTCCAAAGTAAATGCAGCCAAATCAAAGCACAGACCTTTAGATTTATACTCACAATACTGAGTCATTCTATCAACAAACGTTTCTTTCTTAACTATATGCTTCAATTGTTCTTTATAAATACCATAAGTTTGGTTCTCCGTCACATCAAAATCATTCTCAGACAATTGTTTCTTAACGATAATACCATTCCTATAATTGTACTTCTGCAATTCATAGGCATATTGCTCACTTATATATGCCAATTTATTAAAAACGAATCTGTCAGAAGACTTATCATACATAGTGTACGAATCTTGATATTGAAGCATCTTTTGTTCCCGTAAGCAATCTCTAATACGCTTAGTTCTTAATTGGATGTCCGTTTCATCATTGTTAGAATCAACTTCTCTCTCAGTCAAATAAACCTTATCATCCAGATATTTCCTAAATTCATCTTCCGATACATCCTCCTTATTCACATTATAAATGAATGTGAGGAACTTTCTGAACGGATTACAAGCCAACCGCTGCCGACCTGCAATCTGTACAAGGTCAGTTGAAATATCAATCGCAGTATTGATACGCTTGCAATCACTGATAACAAAGGTTGAAGCATTGGTTGAATAGAAATCACACCCGGCAAATGCTGTCGAAGTGCAAAAGGTGATCATTTTATGTGTCTCACCTTTTAGAGGAATTCTTCCGCGTTGAAAACCATTACCAAGTTTGGCTATCGACTTATCATTTTCCTCTGAACTACCTACTATTATATTTACCTCATCAGGTAATAACTCCGTCTGTTTGACTATATTCACAATGTTGCTTACACTGTTAAGAAATATAACACACTCTTTGGAGTAATAAGTTTCTCCATCCATGAATACAGAAGGATAGTTTTTATTTTGATATGACCGTACTATTTCTATCGCAGCACTTATGGGGTTATTTGAACGCTCCCTATACACTTTTACAACTTCTTTATTTGTCCAAATCAAATGATAATAGTTCATATCTTTAAAATAGTCTATCTGCTTCAAATACTTATCCAATATTGGAGTTGCTGACAAGTAAGTGACATACGGAAACCTCTTTAGATGCTCCAACAATTTCAATTCCACTTCTGACTTAAAACCGCTGTCGGCTAACATATATTGGAACTCATCTACTACAATTCTCCAATCCGTAGTATCTTTTATACACTCTGCCAGCTTGTAAATGGAATCATAGGACACCAAAATCTTGGGGATTTCTGTTTGTTCAATATAAGTCCTTACCTCATTTATATTCACTCCACCAATTACCAACAAAACATTGGGGTACTGTTCACTTTTGTTCTGTAACAGATTATTCCTTGGACTACATATAATGGTCTTATGGTTATCTTCAAGAGCCAAGGTCGTTGCTCCACAATTAGGTACATCTTTGTTTAATATTCCATTCGGAAGTTCAAATCTGTCAAATGTTCCATAAGGTAATTCAATATTCCTAATCTCACCTAAATACTTAATGTTCTTAGGAATTTCAATATCAGTTCTTATCATAAATTCTACATATTAGTGAGCTGATTAATAAAAAAACATCTTGAAGTTGTGTCCAATATTTCATGGATATTAATCTTAATATAAAGGAGGACATGGAATTAAAATTGGACAATTTGAATAAAATAAAACCAGAGCATTCTCCGGTCTTATTTCTGAATCTGTGCACACTTATATATAGATTTTAGGACAATAACTGTAACTTTTAAACTCCCTTATCCCTCTTTATTGATACAACAAAAGTAATCAATCTCGACATCATAAAATAATGAAAATTGGATAATGTTGAATAATCATGTTAAGGTGGCTATAAACTCCAATTATTGGTTTTAAGGCTCTCCTTGGAAGAACTACCTAACTATACAAGCACTACCATACCACTATTTTACACCCCCTCTCACCAAGCAGAATAAAAACGGAATTGGTCAGACACCTACCCACCCCCTCAACCATTATAAATTTTACTATTCACCTCACATCATTCATGGACTTCTTAAAGAGATACACAATACAGACATAATGGTAATATAGTCTAATTGTAATATCACTTAAAAGTAATTCAGCGAATTGTAGTAAAGTTCAAATCGTTATGGAGTAATCCAAGACGATATGGACTTTACCAATTCCGGAGTTAATTCAATCAATAACCATTTAATTCAATTTCATTATGAGAAATTTAGTTATCATGCCAGCTATGGCACAGAACCGTGAGAGAATGAATTTGGGTGAATATGCAGAAGAAGCTACAATTATTGTGGACGAACCTGTAAGACCTGTAAACCATTTCATTGAAGCCAATACACAGGAAGTAACATTGAATCATCTGAAACATGAGTGCATTACTCCTGTGTTCTCCAAAGACAATGAACTTACCATTAACCATGCTGCATTTGTTGAAACCATACAGGATGCAGCCCAATCATTCTTTAATGGTGAAAAAGTGGAACAGGCAGATATAAGAGTAAGCCACATTATCAAAGGCAGAATCCCTGAAGCTATCCACAAGCCAGCCAACCAACTGTTGGAATCTGACAAGACCATTTATTATGAGAGGGCAGCATTCAGCATTGATGTTCCTACCATTTATGAAACGGTTGGGGGAAATAAGCTCAATCTTTCAATTGTAGGTGTGAGGGCTTATAATCAGATGAACCTGTACAGCAAGAAAGTTCCAGAGCTGTTCAGATTGGCTATTGGCTTCAAGAACCAAGTCTGTTGCAATATGTGCATCTTTACCAATGGTTACAAGGATGATTTAAGAGTGAGCAACACAACAGAACTCTATCGTGCAGCATTGGAACTGTTCAATAACTACAATCCTGCCAAGCATCTTTATCTGATGCAGCAATTAGGCAACACTTCCATGAGTGAACACCAATTCGCACAGATTATAGGTAAGATGCGACTTTACCAATGCTTGCCAACAGGCTATCAAAAGGCATTGCCAAGAATGTTGCTCACTGATACGCAGATTAACAGCGTAGCCAAAGCATACATCAACGATGAAAACTTTGGCAGCTTTGGAAGTGAGCTTAATATGTGGAAGTTCTATAACTTGCTTACAGGGGCTAATAAGTCAAGCTATATTGATTCGTTCTTAGACCGTTCTTTAAATGCCACTGAAATGGCAGTTGGAATCAATGCGGCTTTACATGGGGATGAGCGTTACAAATGGTTCATTGATTAAATGGGCTTTATTGATTGAGAGAGGAAAGGGCAGCTATTAGGTTAGTTGTCCTTTCTTTATTTCTACCAACCTATTAAATATCATACATTATGGATAAATCTAAAATTGAAAATGCTATCAATCATATCACTTCTTTACAAGAGAAATTATGTTACTGTGAGAATAATCTGCAATATATCAAACGCTTGCAAGCACTTAAATATTGGCTGCACAAGTTTGATTCATTTTTGGATAGGAACAGCAGGCTGCATGGTGAATATGCAGCAGTTTATGAAAGCTACTTCCATACTTGTTGCGGATTCTCATTCTATGATAGGGTATGCAATTCAATTCTTGTTTATGAATATGGCGACAGACCATTTTAACTGTCCAATTTTTCTTCCACCACCACATTAATATTGATAGAATGAATAGTAAAATATTAGACATGGATTATACTGTTGGAGAAGTGGAACTCACTTACAAATCCACATCAAAAAGCCGGAATAAAATATATAGTTCGGAGGATGCTTATGAAGTCTTACTTTCAACATATAAGAAAGGTACAATCTGTTACAAAGAATATTTCAAAGTCTTGTTCTTAAACCAAGCCAAGCAAGTCTTAGGTTACACGCTCATTTCAGAGGGTGGAATTACTGAAACTTGTGCTGATATAAGAGTGATTCTACAAGCCGCATTGCTCACCAATTCAGTAGCCATTATCCTTGCGCATAATCATCCAAGTGGTAATCTGAAACCAAGTAGGCAGGATATGGAGATTACTAAGCAGGTCAAAGAAGCTGCAAGACTTATGAGAATTACAGTTTTAGACCACCTCATACTTACAGATACAGGATATTACAGCTTTGCTGACGAGGGAGAATTATAATAAGGTAAAAGGCACTCAATTTCTAAGTTGGGTGTCCTTACTTACATAAGCTGAACGAACATTCAGCACTTGTAACCAACTATTAATAATTGTGAATTATGAAGACATATATAGCATATCTAAGGCAATCCACCATGAAACAGCAAATATCGGGTCTTGGTGTAGAAGCACAACGGGAGATTATACACAACCATGTAAAGAATAAGCCCATACTTGCTGAATACATTGAAACGGAGAGTGGGAAGAAGTCTAACAGACCTCAACTTCTTGCAGCTTTGGCGATGTGCAGGAAAACGAACTCTATTCTGATTGTTGCCAAATTGGATAGGTTGTCAAGGAATGTAGCATTTACTTCCAAGCTGTTAGAAAGTGATGTTGAGATTGTGTTCTGTGACTTTCCACAAGCCAACAGACTGATTCTGCATATCATCAGTAGCATAGCCGAATATGAAGCAGGGCTGATTGGTCAGAGAACCAAACAATCACTTCAAGCCAAAAAAGCAAGGGGTGTGCAGCTTGGTAAATCGGAGAACTTGATGAATAAACTTGAACAAGCAGTCCAACATAGTATCACTACCAACAAGGCTAAAGCTGATAACAATCCGAATAACATGAGAGCGATAGCACTGTTACGGTCATTATCTATGCAAGGCAAATCATTATCTGAAATGACTTGTCTGTTAAATGAACAAGGCTTCGTTACATCTAAGGGATGCAAGTTTCAGATTACACAAGTCAAGAGATTGCTTGTCAGAGCAGGCTTGATGTCGTGAGGTCACTTTGAAAGGCGGACAAATTTAGAGCAAGGTTAGTCTTATATACCCCAATCCGAGTTTGTCCTACCTTTAATTTTAGCCGGAGAAATTTACTTGTGCTTTATAAGTTCATGTGGATTTGAGCTGTTATATTTATAAGGTGAAATATTTTATTACTTATCCAAGTGACTAAATATAAAACCTTTATATAGTTTTATTCCTTTTATATTTCTTTTATTTATAATAATATTATTATATTTGCACCCGTTATAGCATTGGTAATCAAACTAGATTATATGTTCCTCAATGCTTGATTTATTAACAGCTTATCCATAGGGAACAGGTAGGCGTAGATTAAACTTGATAATGAGAAGATTTAGATTATTGGCAACTTCATTATTAGTTGCACTATGTACAGGATTCAGTTCTTGTGGGGATGATGTTACTAATGAAATCATCCAAGAAGTTCAAGAACCGGACAATACCTTAGAATTATTGATCGGTACTTGGGAGGGAACAGGGGAAGTTGCTGGACGACTTTTTAAATTCAATGAAGATTATACATATAGTTATGACACACCTTATAGTAATGAAACTGAAAATGGTACATTTGAATACTTCCCTAACAGATATATGTTTGTTACTTATTATACGAATGATTGGGGACAAGGGGATTGGAAAGAAGAGAATATCATTTACACAATTGTTAAAATTACAGAAGATGAACTGATTCTTAATAATAATGGACATAGTGATATAATAATTTTTAAACGGAAATAATAATCCATACCAATTAGGGCAGATTAAAACAGCATTTGAGGAAACTCTTATGCTGTTTCTTTTTATATAGAAACTATTGCCCTAATCAAACCAAAGAGTTATCTTTGTAACATAGGTTTTACCTACAACGTGATAATAATATATTGTTGAACATTTCTCATGTAACGGCAAAGTTAAACCAAGAGTTAAACCAGCATAAAGAAACCGATAACAAGGATTCTCATTAAGAGCAGCTAAACGGCAGTAGCTCAGTTGGTAGCTGACGAAGGCGAAGCCTTTGGCAGCCGCAGAAGAGCATCAGCTTCCCAAGCTGAGGGTCGCGGGTTCGAATCCCGTTTGCCGCTCCAAAGAGAATTCTGATAGTTAGGTAGTTGGCTATCAGAATTCTCTTTTTTAGCACTATTTGAGGAAGATGAATACAGGTGGTTTGAACATCATTATGTAAATTGATTGAGCAGTATATGGCTAATGAGAAATATGGGAACAGATTTGTTTATAAATGCCCATGCAGTATATTCATACGCTAAAGTATCAGCACTTACACGAATTGCATCTGCATTGCTGCTTTCTATAACGATTTTCCTTGGTTGGATTGATGTGTACATCCGATAATGAAAAGACAGGAGAAATATGAAAACGTTATTTTCATAATCTCAAATTATATGTGAAGAAACAATGTCTTTACAAAAGTAATAAAAAGTGCAATCCATCAATAATCAGAATTGCACTTTTATTTTCCACTAATTTATATTCTTAATTTTCTTTTTTGAGGGATATCCAAAGATACAAAAACTATCTGATTATCAATAATTTAGCTTGAATAGATTGTGTTATTTTGTACTATTGAAAGAATATCCCTAAACATATTGGATTTACTGGGTGCAGATATAGAGAAAGTTCTTATTTTTTGATAATCAGTCAGAAGCTTCTTTATTAATTGGTGCAAAAATGCCAAGTACACACATTACAACTCCAGTTCAACCACAAATATCCATTTCCCTATTTTTAAATTCCCAGACACAGCCAGATCAATAGCCGCTTCGTTATTTTTTGTCTTGTCAGTCAAGCCGACACATAAGGTATACTTTCCCTGCAATTCTGCCGGAATATTAAACCGACTCAAATAATTGTATGATATTCCCTTCAACCATTCGGAAGGTTCTGCTTCCGGTTCTGTATAAAGAAATACAATTTCCTTTTTTTCATTCATCAAAACAAAACTAACCTGATATTTATAATTCCAATTGGGATGATTATTAGGCAATACACCCACACCATAGTTTTTCCATGAATGAAACAAAGTCAACGTTTTGTGGTCTTGCTCCACCTTTATATAGTCCGGATAAAGACGATAACCGCCTAAAGTTATAAAACGCTGAACTTGGTCCGGCAGCTCTTCTATCCAGAATTTACACTGTAAAGGTACACGCAAATCCAGCGTGTTACAATGGCTGTCCAAAGCATCAGTCACAGAAACGGTAAAAGCTTCTTTGAAATCGTTCATGGCAAAACGTTTGTCTCCTTGGAAATGCTTGTATTTTGAGTTATCCCCATCTTGTGCATTAAACCACCAGCATCCCTCACCAATAAGAGCTCTTTTGGGGAAAAGTTCGTCATGTACCATCGCACGTTCTTCATTAGAAAACCAAAAACTGCCTATACCATCCCTGCGAGGAAGAAACCCCAGCTTGTCATATACTAGCGGCTTGGAAAACCTGTAGTCGCTCTGCGAAAGATTCATTACCGTAAGCACTTTTTTGAAGTGTCTTGCATACGATTCGGTTATCTGTCGGATAACGCTTTCCAGATTATCTTGCTTTTCGAGTACCAGTCCATGTCCTTCTCCCCATCTTCCCAATCCATATGCATCAATATAATCTACCTCATCCGGATTGTCATATTCCTTTGCAAAAGCCTCTATGAACTTGTCCAGCTTTTCAAGGAATACTGGATTATCATAATAAGGCTGGGTTTTGCCTTCATCGTCTATTGGACTTTCTGTGGCTCCGGCTTCGTACACATAGGACGGTACTCCGTCTACACCATGAAAGAACACCCTGAAGGCCAGTTTAAGCCCTTTGTCTTTGGCTTTTTGTATATACCATTTATACCGTTCATTGTAAATCCATGCATATTTGCCCTCCTCGGGTTCCAAATCTTTCCACAGCATTCTGATGTACAGAATATTGGAATAATCAGCTGCTTTGCATTCTTCCATCTGTTTCCAAAAAACTTCGGGAGTATAGATGTTGCTTTTATTGTGGCGTGTTCCCTGAAAAGACCAGCCTTCTTCGTACATCATCCATCCCATGGCAGGATTTTTCAGTACGGTGGTCAAATCCGGGCTATAGTTTACCCATTTGTTCATTTGGGCTTGAAGTGAGGCGGATCCCAATAGGTGCATGCTGCACAAAAGGATTGCGGTTAGGCGTAAAATGGAAATACTTTTCATGGTTAGAATTAATATTATTAAAAATGTATTTTATAAAATCATTACAAAAGGTTTTTTTTTAAAAAATAATCTGAGTCATTGCATGAGAGTTAATGAAACGATATACTTTTATGTCCATTGCTAAGACATTTTTTCTTCTCTAGATCCTAATATTGAAAGATACCGCTTTCGTTACTTGCTAAAACTTCAGTTGAATTACCTTGATAAATGTTTATATTAATTATTAAAAGTAAAGTAATTAGAATTGCAATCGTTTTCATATGTCATTATATTTAAAGTTTATATATAAGCAAATTTAAGGAATAATCTGTTACGTTGTTTTCAGTAATAGGACTTTAACTAAATTTCTTTTAGTTTTTTTTGACAACCTCAATAACATACTCTTTCGGATTGGCTATCAGTCATGCGTCTTTCTTTTGTTCTTTCAGAATGTTTGTGTCAATGACCCTGTATTACAATATTGTTTTAAATGTGTTGTATGTTGGTCTATATATAGTTTATTCTGTGCATTTTTTATGCATAAGATTTTTCTTTAAAATATTTGTTATAGCTTTGCTATCACAAATAACTGAATGTGTTTTTATTTTTAGATTCATTAAACTGGGATGTTGTAAGGCATCTTGATAAGTAAAGCAGTTTGTATTGAAAAAGGCAGGATTGGTGAATCCCGTCTTTTTATGTATCTTTTTGTTATAAGAATAGCCTCTGCTTGTAAAGGTAGAGGCTATTCTTTATTCAAAGAGACGTAAAATATGTTATTTCAGTATTTCACCTTTTTCATTGAAGAACACCGTACTTTCAGTTCCTTCCTTGTCTGTCAGAACAACCTGATAGGTCTTACTGCCATCCTCTGCCGCTTCCACCGCTGCTTCCTTAACGGTTGATTCCGCAAAATTTTTGGTGATTGCTTCCGTTACCGCTGCCGGAAGATCTTTCACTTCAATAGGGGTGAAGTCATTTACTGCCATGACTGTTTCAACACCTGAGGTCAAATTTTCGGCAAATGCCAC